TTTTTAATTTACTAATTAAAACGACAAGTGTTAATTAGTAAAAGCACTTTCTTTATGTAAAATATTGAGTAGGGTTATTTTTAGAGAAATATTAATTACTTATCACATATATGTGTGAGAGGTTATTGATGTTATCATTTTATTAACATACTCAGTGGGTTAAACAATGTCGCTTCGAATAAATGGTCCGGTGCAAAGTGCGCATATCGCATCGTGACCTTGATATCTGTATGTCCCAATATTCGCTGAAGCACTAGTATATTGCCGCCGTTCATCATGAAATGAGACGCGAAGGTGTGTCGCAAGACGTGCGTAAGCTGCCCAGCAGGTGTCTCGATTCCCGCGCGTTGCAAAGCCATCCTAAACGCTGAATAGCAAGGTTTAAAGAGCACCTGCGCTTTCCTGTTGGATGGCAGTTAAGCCTGCAATTTTCAGTTATCGGCACCGCCTGGCTTACCTTTAGCTCAGTTTTTACATAGAATATCTGACCCGATCGGATCTCATTCTCCCTAAAACACCATTTATGTTCGAAAAGAATTCTACAGTTCAAAAGTTATCTCGCTCTGCATATGATTTTCACCAAAAAATAGTTATATGATCTCTAGAAAATTATTGGTTAAAGCATTATCGCGCGATAGCTGAGGTGCGAAAAAAGTTTATTTTAATCAGTTTTTTACGAAAAGATTAATAACAAATTATCAATGAGATACTATTTATAGTACTGGGCTGAGCGCTGTTGTACAGTGGGTGACTACAGCAACGACAGCACCTTTACAAATGTCTTAAGCCGGCTCTCAGTTGATGAAACCTGGCTCCGGAGCCTCTTATCTTCATTTTTTACGCTTTAGAAGGACTACCAGTATTAGAGAAAGCAGAATCGATATAGAAATATTGACTATTAATATAAAATCAATAACCGATTCATCACCATAGATCTGCAGGGCGTTGGCGATTGAATAATATATTGATGCAGGAACTAATATTGCGAACGCTTTAGAGATTGCCACGCAACAGATGATAAATAACAAAATGAGTAAAAAAATACGCATCATCAGTACACCTTTACCGTTCCATAGGCTTTCAATTGACTACCTGGAATATTGAGAGTGGGGCCGGCGCGCAGGAACATATCGCGCATGTACTGAAACTGGATAGGATGAGCAAGTGTAATACAGCCCTCGCTAAGACCGAGCGGTCCTATGGGATGGAGCCTGAAATTCCCACGTCTGACGCCCTCCACAAACGTGTAATCATCAATTTTGCCGTCATCGCGGTAAAGACCAAACCAGGTAGTCCGATCTGTTCCGTATATTTCTTTCAAAAATCTCTCACGCCAGGGACCTAATCTTCCACCTGATGGCCGCTCAACGATGTAATAACGTCCGCGCACTAATGGGCCAATATCGGGGACATGAGTTTTATCAGGATTATTACGGCCATCTTTCTGGCCTGAAAACGCGGGAAAAACACCAATGCCCGGACAATTGAGTGAAGTCATTTCACGACGATTTAATAACAGATAGCAGCTGTAAGACATAACGATTCCTTTTGTTAAGTCATTTCATGAGCTTACTAATCACCATTTAATCATTTAAAGCGATTAGTCTGGTCAGGCTTTGCAGTGACATATATTTAAAGCAGCACCATCCAAAATGGGGACGGAAAAATCACCAGAGAAGTGATTTAAATACATGATTTATGAAGATTTGGTGGCCCCTGCTGGGTTTGAACCAGCGACCAAGCGATTATGAGAACTATGCGCAGCAACGTAAAAACAATAGTTTGCGTTTAAAATCATGCACATGTTGTGACAATAAAAGCCTCTATTTGCCATCATTAACCATCTCTACCGCCACTTTACCGCCACTTGTAGCCAGCGGGTTTAGCTTTGCAGCTTCTTCTAAATGGTCTGGCGCGAAGTGGGCATAGCGCATTGTCATTTTAATATCAGTATGCCCTAAAACGCGCTGTAAAACTAAAAGGTTTCCGCCGTTCATCATAAAGTGACTTGCGAAAGTGTGACGTAAGACATGCGTAAGCTGGCCTGCAGGTAACTCAATTCCAGTTCTCTCTAAAGCTGAGCGAAAGGCACCATAGCAATCAGAAAATATTCTTCCGGTCTTAGTTTCAGGAAGAGTTTTATAAATATCCTCAGTAATGGGGACGGTCCTGTTTTTCCGGCCCTTTGTCTTAGTAAAAGTGATCTTGTATTTAGTAATCTGGCTTCTTCTGAGACCCTCGGCTTCTGACCAGCGCGCGCCAGTTGCGAGACATATTTTCACTAAAGGTTCCAAGTCTCTATATTCGCTATTTTTGCATTCAGACAACAGGCAATTAATTTGCTCGTGAGTCAGCCAGGCCATTTCGGATTCTTCAGTACGGAACGGCCGTACGTGCTTCAGAGGGTTTTCACCTTTCCATTCACCTAATCGGCTTAGCTCGTTAAACACGGCGCGGAAATAGGCAAGCTCTAAATTAAGCGTGCGGGGTGAAACCTCGGTTACACGATTTGAGCGAGCAAAATCTCCCTTTAATCGACGCTCACGATACCGAGAAAACATCTGCGCATCGAAATCCTTAGCCAGCGGCTCACCCATACACTCAAAGGCATGATTCATGGCTTTCTGTCGCTTTTCACCATCCTTCAAGGTGATCCCGTGCGCGCCATACCAGGACGTTATCAAGTCCTTCAGTGTGCGACGGTCTTCTTTTTGCTCATGCCAGGGCTGCTGAACCTTATGCTGTTCGTAGGCAATTGCCTCACCTTTAGTGGCGAATTTAGTGCGAGAGCGCTTACCGTTATGGTAAATCTCACAGATCCAGCCGCCATTGGGCAATTTCCTTACTGACATCAAACAACCTCTTTGAAAATACTAACGATACGCCCCAAGACCTTGATCTCATCTACCCCGCATTCAAAAGAAACTTTCCCGCCAGCAACATGTAATTTTTTTCCCGGAAGAACAGTTAACTCACGAATGCTGATTACTCCATCCACATCGATAAGCTTAAGGCCGTCTGTGACGGCTGGGCTTTCATCCACAAAGTAAAGGGAAGACTCGGTCGCTACGCATCTGAGATTTTCTTGATCGAAAGAAAAAGTGCGAGTGTCTAATTTGTAGTCGCCAGACGGCTGCAGTGCACCTTCACATAATGTGAATTTTGCAAGCGAAGTTATACCGCTTTTCGATAGTCCGCCGGGCGAATTACTCGCAGGCTTTTCGCCTTCTCCTGTCAGAATCCAGTGCAGATCAGCGCCCGTTTCAAGAGCGCATATCGCAGCGAAATCATATGAAACGCTGTCACGTGAGTAACGGTTCGATAAAGAACTTGCAGCAATATCGAAGTGGCTCGCCAGCTGAATTTTTTGGGTAAAGCCATAGACAGAGCAGATTCTGTCAAGGATTTGCACATTGTCTAACTTCGATACATCGAATTTCATTTGTTTTCCGTATTGACCGATTAGATAATCGGTAGTAGATTTCGTCTTATCGAAAATCACTGATGGCAAACGTTGGCAAAACTAGGCAATCAGTGGCAACTATTGACTAACTGGGAATGATGCAATATGGCTTCTGAAATCGCAATCATCAAAGTGCCAGCGCCTGTCGTAACTGCTGAACAGTTCGCAGAGCTGGAAGGCGTATCCCGTCGTACCGTTTACCGCTGGACGACCGGAGACAATCCGCAACTGCCCATTGAGCCGCGCACCATCCGCAAAGGCTGTAAAAAGGCGGGCGGGCCGATCCGTATCTACTACGCACGCTGGAAAGAAGAGCAATTGCGTAAGGCGTTGGGGCATTCCCGTTTTCAGCTCATCATCGGCAGCTAATTCACATTAAGTGAATAGGGAGATTCGCACATGTTTGATTTTAAGACTTCCACCCATGACCACTATGACGACGCCTGCCGCAAGTTTGCGCTTACGCACAACATGGCGGAGCTGGCGCAGCGGGCGGGCATGAAAGTGCAGACCCTGCGCAACAAGCTGAACCCGGAGCAAATACATCAGCTGACCGCTCCAGAAGTGCTGTTGCTTACCGATCTGACCGAAGACGCCACGTTGATGGACGGCATGCTGGCGCAGCTGCAATGTCTGCCGTGTGTGCCGGTTAACGAGCTGGCAAAAGAGAAGTTTCCGACGTACGTGCTGAAGGCGACCGCTGAAGTCGGGCATATGGCCGCTAACGCCGCGAACCCGGAGCGCATTACGGCAACCTGCCGTCGCGGCATTCTCGAAGCCGCTAACACCGGGATCCGCTGCATTATGCTGGCAGCGCTGGCCGTGCAGAACCGCGTTCACTCCAACCCTACTTTAGCCTCAACCGTTGACGCTATCAGCGGGCTGGGTGCTTCGATTGGCATCAGCTGAGGGCGTACGATGATTTCATTTGCGGCACGCCTCAAGCGCCAGAGTCCGTCAATGACATACGGGCATGGCTGGATCATGGGCGAGAACGGCAAGCGCTGGCATCCGGTACTAAGCCATCAGGCACAGGTAAAAGAGCAAAGAGGTAAAACATGGCTATCGAAGGCGATTCAATGCTGGTTGAGCTTACTGCCGGCCAGAGAGTTTCGGCGCTGAATCACGTTGCCTTAATCCGCGCGCAGATGATGGGCGGTAACTGTGAAAAAGATATGGCTCGTTTTTTTTCTGAAATGCGCGATGTGACAGACAGTAATTATCAGGAAAACAAGCGTGCGCTTAGCGCGATTCTGTTCCTGGCAAACATCGGTAAAGACAGACACGATGTTGATTTTAGTGAACTGACTACTGATGAAAAACGGCGCTTATTCGTGCAATGAAT